TCGAGATCGGCGGCGCTCTCTTCCTTCCTCGCGGCTGCGTTGTAAAGCCGCGCCGCCGCCAATTCGGCGACCTGCCTCGTGCTCAAACCAATCGCCTGGTTCGCCTCGAACTGGGCTTCGGTTTGGGCGATCAGGCTATTGAGCTCAGCGGTCGCGCCGACAATTCCAGTCTTGTAGAGCGCTTCGGAGCTTTGCCTGCGGCGATCCTGCAGCTCGGTGATGTCGTTTTCTTGCTTCTCTCTGCGATTGCCGAGCTGCTCTTGCAGCACGTCGATCTCGCCCTTCTTGTCCGCCTGATCCTTGCCGCTGTTGAATTTTCCCTTGATTTGAGCGAGCTCAGCCTGCCTCGCTTTGATCGCTCGCTCGATACCCGCAATATCGACCTTCGCCGCGGCTTTAATCGCCTCCTCTTCGCTGATGTCTCCGACGGCCCGCTGCGTCGCAATGCGCGCCAGCGATCGTTGTGCCAGCACATCCTCGACTTGGTCGCGCCTTTTCAGGGCGGCGATGTTCGAATCAATGGCGGCGTTAAACAGGTCAGCGTAGGACTTGCGGACGTCCGCGACACGCTTTTCGATCTCAGACTGCGACAGGTGGGCGGCGGCGCCTTCGTTGCGCACCTTGGTGACGTCGCGTTCGAGTTGCGCAGATCGGTTGAGGTACTTATCACCTTCGACCAACCACTTGTTGCGCGCCTCGGTTACCTGGGCGGCGTCGGCCTCAGCCTTGGAGGTGGCTTTGGTGGCGTCTTCCTTTTTCCGGAGCGCGTTTATCTCATCCTTGTTCTGGTCCAGGAGCTTCTGGTACGCGGCGACGGCGCGCGTGTCCCGCATCTCACTGGCGCGAGACTGGTTCGCCTCAAGGGTGTCGCGCACGTTCTGCAGTGCCGTGAGCTTCTGCGAGTTCGTTGGCCCGCGGCCGATGTTCAGGACTGCGTCCACAGCGCCCGACGTCGCATCCTTGATGCGGATCCAGCCGCGCTCCCAGTCAGTCAAGCTATCCAGCACCTTTTGCCGCTGCTTGTCGATGCCATTTGAGTAGGCCTGCTGCGCCAGATCGGCAGCCTCGGATGCCCTCCCCTGATCTTGCAGCGCTTTTACTTGGGCGTAGGTCGCAGCAGTGACGAAATGGTACTTGTCGTTGATCTTCTCGAGGGCGGCGAGCGGCGATTTGCCCAGCTCGGAAAACTCAGCAACGGTGTCCGCCACACTGCGGCCGAGAACAGTTTGCGCGCCGACGGCGGTTGCTGCGAACTGCCTGAGGTTCTCGGTGCCGACCTTGCCGGTTTCGGTGAGTGCGGCCAGCGCCGCGGCTGCGTCGCCCTGGGTGCCGACAGTCTTGCCGACCTCGCGTGCATAGTCGGCGAGCTGGTCCTTGCTCGTGCCGGCGGCATTGCCAGACATGACTATGGCGCGGCTGTATGCAGCGGATTCTTTCGAGCCCTCATTGTAGGCGTACGCGAGTCCGAGGACCGCAGCCGCTCCGACAGTGACAGGATTGACCAAACCGAGGACGGCGGAACCCACACCGCGCAGGGTTGCGGGAACGCTGCCGAACGTATCGCGAAGTTGCCCGCCTTGCTGCAGCATCACTGTCAGCGGCGACTGACCACCCTGTAAGCCGACAGCAATGTCGGTTAACTGAGCTGGGACCATGCGCATCGCATTTGCGATTTGGGCGGCTGAGGCGCCAGCGGACGAAGCCGTGCGGGCCTGCGCCTGCTCAACGGCGCGCAGTTGAGCAATGTACGGCGCTAGCGTGCTCGGATCGACGCCGCGCTGACGTGCCAAGGTCTCGTAGTAGGCAGCGGTCTGTCGGCCGCCCGATTCCATCGCCACGGTCGTGCGCTGGATCGCGCCGATGATGTTGCGACTGGCCGCTTCGACGTTGCGTGCGGAGCCAGTGGCGCCGCTACCAACCTGCGAGACGGCTTGTTCGGCCCGACGGGCGGCGTCAACTGCTGGACGAAGACCGGCCTCAACACCAGAGGCATCGGCTACAACTCGAATTGTTGCGGTATTCGTGATCTCCGACATTCGTCCGCCCATAAAAAAAGCCGCCCGGAGGCGGCCTACAAAAAAAGCCAGCACTATGGCTGGCTTATCGAATACCTGATGCTAGCCACACGATGGCGGCTTACTCTTGAATCGCCGCGATAGCGCGTCTGCAATCGCTCCAGCGGCAACCTTGCAAGAGGTCGCTGCTTTCAATTCACTCATGCTCAGATCCCGATCGCTCAACGTGTCCAAATGCAGCTCGCGCTTCCTGGCAATCGAGTCCTGGGTGATCTGATGGGAGTGGTCATTACTTTGCGCGCGCCGGGTCAGCGAGCAGTACTCGTCGCGCATCTCTGCTTTGCTGGCGGATTTAATGAAGAGGTACTCCGGCTCCCTGCACGGATTTCCCTGCGCCATAGCCCCGCATGACACGAAGACCAGGCCCATCCATAACGGGTGTTTCATCGCCCCTCCTAAGTGAAAGAGCGACCATATTACCTCAACGCAAATCACTCACCCCTCATCCCGCTCAGACATCGCCCTTAAAGCTTCGTGCTCCATCGCTCGAATATCCTGCTCCAGATCGCTCGCATCCTCATCGGTCAGCTTCATTCGATCGAGCTTAGCGAACAGCACCAGGTAGTCCAGCCCTGTTGCGCCGCCCATTCCTACCCGCCATTGCGTCTGCAGGTCGATAAATAGGAAGTAGGCGCGCTCATTCTCGGGCCAAACTTCGACGACATCGCCCGCGTAGTCCTCCGGGCTCAAGCCGAGGTTGCGCATCTTTGCGATGTCCTCTTTGCTTGGCCCTGGAGTGAACATCGCGCGGGCGATGTCCTCTAGTTTCCCAGTCGCCCCTCGTTGATCGCCTTGCGGTAGGTTTCGATCGCGGCAGCGATGGCTGCCGGCACCTCGTCAGCCAACTGCTCGACGGCTGCGCGGTCGAATTTCTCGTCCAGGTTCCAGCCTTCGACCACCTGCATCAGGTAGTCCACCTGCAGCGACATGTCGCGATCGAGCAGGTCGGCCTGCTTCAGCGGCTCGATCGATTCGCTCTTCTCGGCTTGCGCCTTGATCGATGCGATGTCGGCATCGTGTTGGGCCTGAGCGGCCGCCTGGACCTCGTCCGTTAGCTTGGCAAGCTCCTTGCGGGTGCGATATTTGAACTGCAGCTCCATGCAGCCTTCGCCGCCCTCCACCATTGCGAATGCGATGGTGCGAGCGAACGATTTCGGGCGATTGCCCAGTTTGATTTTGGTTGCCATGATTATTGTCTTTCAGTGACGGGAGAGTAAAAAAGACCAGCGAGGAGCTACCGCGCTGGCGAAAGGCCGGCGCCAAAGAGTTCGGCGCCAGCTGGCAAAGCGGGATTACGATGCGTAGCGGACGACGCGGCCCTGGACGGCGAAGCCGCACTTGACCGACATCGCCTGGCCTTTGCTCTGGCTCGGGTTTTCGTTGAAGCCGACCGTGGTGTTGTAGAGCAGCACGCCGCCGTTCGGCAGGACGCCCTTCAGGGCCGTCGGCTTCTTGCCGTTGGTTGCCGCGCGCAGGGCTGCGTTGTGCGGCTGGGCCGGGTCGTCCGCGATCGTCATCGTCAGGTTGGTGGCCGAGAAGCCGTCCGACAGGCTGACCTCGTCGTCGTTGTCGAGCACGGAGACGGTCGCGTACTTCGGATCGCCGCCCGACGGGTCGCACGACATCACCTGCACGATCGACTGCCAGGTCGTGATCTTGCGAACCGAGCCGGTGCCGGCGCCAGCCGGGAACTGGGTAACATCGGTGGTATCCAGGCCTTCCAGGGTGAACTGGGTGCCGCTCGGCGCCTTCACGCGGAAGATGCGGCCATTGGCTTTACTCCAGCTGCCGGTGTACTCGACGTAGTCGCCCGCGGCGAATGTGTTGGTCGCGGTGGCGACGGCTTCCGTCGCATTGGTCGCGGCGGTGATGTTGACTGCGGCTGCGTAAGCGGTGGCGATCGCGTACTGGATGCCGTTCGGGAGCGAGAAGCTCATGTGGTGGGCCTTTCAGAAGTAAAAAAGCCCGAAACTCGGGCTAATGACGCCCATTCGGGCATGAAAAAGCCGCCCGGATTGCTCGGGGCGGCTTGGTTTTGGGTTTAGTGCGGTCAGCAGAAAAGCATGAAGTCCTGCATGGCGCCGCGAAGCTTCTTGACTTCGTCGTAGGTGTCGATGGCGATGGTCAAGACTTCGGTTTGCAAGTGCGCGGCAGAGCTGAGTGCGGCCTCAATCTGTTCTGCGATCGCCTGCGCCTCCAGTGTGGTCTTTGCCCACACGCTGAATTGCACCCGGCACTGCCTTTTTTCTGGCCGTTCGCCGCTGAGGCAACTCATCGGATCGCCACCTACAACCTGAAAGACTGCGTATGGCGGCAGCGTTCCCTCATCGGCAACCAAGGGGAACACCTGGCCACCAGCGAGCGTGCCGGCTGCAGCGACGATGTCAACATGAGCAGTCATCGGGTCGCATTCCTTTCAAGCTGCTCTCGCAGCTTCTTCGTCATGGCGTCGATCGCCACAGTGCGCTTACTGTCGTAGGCCGGCCGCATGAATGGATATGCCGGCGCGCTGGCGGTGCCGTACTCTAGCTCGGCGGCGCGACGGTGCGCAGCCCAGCCGATTTTCTTGCCGGTGCGAGCGCTGACCTTTTTATTCT